GAGAAATCAATTTTCATTAAACTAATTCCCTATTTTCAATAATTCTGCGAGTATTTATTAGATCCTTATGACGGTCATAAAAGATCTTCGTATTTTTATGATGTGCTTTTAGAAGCCATGAAGCAGGAGATCCAGAAACTCTGGTGCCTCCCCAAGAATCTTCACTCTCATAGTCAATCCAATAAGCACCGACAACTTTACCAAGTTCTTTGTAGGCACGGTAACAAAGATCATGATCATCCATATCCTGAGGAGCAAATGCTTCATCAAGATAGTTTAATTTCTTGAGATCTTCATGATCAATCATCAAAGGACCACGATTGACAGAACAACGAACAGCAAAGATATCTCTTGGTAATCCTTGTTTTCTATCAGCATGATCTACATGATCTACAATATCACACCAACAATCATCAAGATCATCAGTCATTCCAAGATGTTTTGAATTTGGATTTGAGATCCAGTTGTGAGCAGTTCTTGATGTTACAGCAAAGACATCATCAAATGCTTTGAATGGTTTTTCCATTCTTACATTCCAACCCTTTTCTTTGATTACCATATCATCTTGAACAATGATAATCTTATCTCCCTGTGCTGCTTTCATACCAAGATTATTGGCAGTTGTTTCGAAGACATTAGGAGCATACAGAATCTTTTTATCTACGGAAGTGTCACTCAAAGTATCCCAAATAACTTCTTCAGAGTTATCAGTGCATCCATCAATTACTATAATAAGTTCATAAGGTTCTGTTGTGTTATCAACTATACCCTGAATGACTTTATCAATTAACCATCCTTTATTATGAACTGTAAGAACTATACTATGCATTTTTGATACTCATTAAGAAAGAATCAATTTCTCTACCATAACTTCTAGAACCTCTTTCATACCAATAATCATAGTCACATTCTACATAATTTCTATATTCTTGTCCACCAACAGTGAGACCATCACGAATAGATATGTTTGTCAATACACTTTGATCATTTCTGTGAGCAACAAATCCAGATAACTCCTCACCAAGAGTGCTTGCATCATTGTTAATGATTTGAGAATCTGTACAGAACTCTAACCATTCAGAAACTGTTTTGATGGATTCTTCACAAACCCTCCAGACCATAAATCCAACCTCAAGTTGATTAGAGTTGTGGTAATCACCTTCATCACAATTCATCTTAATAAAACAATCTCTCTTAGTATACTGTTTGTTGATATTATTTCCAACTAAGAGAAGACACTGATCATTTTCTGTAAGAGTATTTTCGACATAAGATTTTAACCCAGGAGAAAACATATCCCCACAGTCACAGTAGATAACAAAGTCTCCTTCATTTGAGGACTTCAAAACATCAAGAATAAAATAAGGTTTCCAGATCCACCATCCAGCACCAACTGACTCATCAAGGATTTGCTTATTGTTGCGGTAGAAGTCTGTGCTTTCTAAATTTTTCCGATTAAATGGGTGATGAATAAATCCCTCCTTATGAGTTTGATGAAGAAACTTTTGCTGATCGGCAAACTTTTCATCAGCATAAGTTACAAGATGCCAGTTCATTTAATTCTCTCCTTTACATATTCTTGATTTTCATAATACTCAATCAATTGTTCCTTAGTTAAATTCTTAAGATATTCCCACAATTGATTATTATTCTGCATGTGAGGATTATGATACCAAGAGTTTTGAGTTCTTTGATGCTCTAAATGATATGCATGATTATCAACTCTACCGATATTATATCCAAGAACTTTCCACCTATGATGCCTCTCTACATCTTCAGGAGCATAGGCAATAAAACCTTCATTTTCTAAGTACCCATCAATATAAACCTGCCGATTGAAGAACTGAACCATTCCATATTCAGCCCAACCCAATCCTTGATTGCTTGGATAGTAGAAAAATCGATCATCAAAACAAGTGAAGTTATATCCAGACCCTATGAATCGTGAAACAAAGTCATCATTCTCAAAGTTATCCATATCCTCTTGAGTTTCAATACTAAACCCAAGATTTACTTTCCTTTCACCATGATTTCCAAAACGATATGGATACACAACATCACTATCTCCCTGAAGCATTTCAACTGCTTGTGTGTAAGAATCTAATGGAAGAATAATATCAGTGTCATAGTTTACTACAATCTCGGTGGATGCTTCCATCACCATATCATTCAGAACTTTGGTGCGGTGGAAAGAATCATCTGTACGAGTTTCTTCTTCAAAAATATGTCGAAGATTACTCACATCAACTAATCTCTTGATGATTGGTAGAGCATACTCTTCAAATCGGTGCTCAGAATCTACCTCTTTAATAATCACATTGGTATCAAAGTGATGAAGAAGATAAGCAGTTGTAAGAATTACATTACGAAGTCTATCTCCAGTATCAATCCTCAGAGGAATAATAAAAGTAGTATTTCTTAAATCAGTTTTCATTAATCATTCTCCATTCCTCAGGAAACAAGTCTTTAGTAGATTTATCTGCGTTGTTTGGTCCAAACCATTTGTCTGGATAGATAACTGTTTTATTTTTATTTTGAGAAAGCCAAGCACCCCACCAAGAGAATGTTGAATTAGCAATAATATAATCAGAACATATAGTCATCAGACACATATCAACATAAGAATTCCCAGTCTCAGCAACTAAGAATCTGTCATTCTCAAATAACTTTTGTTCTTTACACCACTTAGGATCATCCGAAAAGATGACGACCTGCCTATCACTATCAAACTCTTTTAGAGCATTCTCATAATAACTCAAGGAAAGATTATAATGATTACCAGAGTTAATTAAGAAGTCTCCTCTACGGATGTGAAGAGCAACAGGATTATCTAAGAGTGGTTTTGCTTCTTCACAAGCATCATAGTATTCCTTTTTGAAGGTAAAGTCTTTTCGGATATCTTCTTCTATATGCTTGAAGTACTTTTCACTCTGAAAATATCCCACAAGTGAGACACCATCAGGACAATTAGAGAAAAGATCTTCATCAAAACTAAAAGATTGTTCAGTTCTAGCAGAATCAGCCAAAAGAAATCCAACACTATCTGGTTGGATTTCAAAAGCATCAAACAACTCAATCCGAAGAGTGTTACCTAATCCATCTTTAACAGAGTTATCGTGTTGAGGAATGGTGAATTGATATCCTTTATTTCTGGCAACTCCTTTTACAGCAGCATACTGGAACATCTGGTTTCCCAGTTGCCCCATTCTACCAAGATAGTTTAATCCAATCATCGGGAAGTAAGTCTTTTGTGTCGTTATCTTTTGCGAGTTGAGGACCAAACCAAGGATCTGGTGCGACCACAGGATTTGTACGAGGATTTTGTAACCACGCGCCCCACCAACTCAGAGTGCTTGGAGATATAATAGCACCATTACACAAACTCATCAAGCACAAATCAGTATAAGGAATGAATGATTTTCTATAAACTCCATCACCCTCCATACACCTATGAGAATACTGTTCTACATTCTCATTAATCAAGAATCTTTCTCCTGAGAAAAACTCTTGTTCCTTACACCAAGCAACATCATCACTACAAATAAGAACTGTAGCGTCATCATCAAAATACTCAAGTGCCTTTGAGTAATAATCAAATGTAGGAACTGGATGAAGATGTTCTCTGCCAACATTATCTCCACGACGAACATGAAGGAAGATAATTTTTTCGAACTGACTGATGAATTCTTTACATGGATTTAGAATATCATCAATAAATTCAAAGTCTTCACGAATTTTATCTTCAACATGTTTGAAATATTTCTCACTCTGAAGATATCCATCAAGATTTGTATCATCTTGAAAGGTATTAAACAATTCCTCATCAAAATGAAAATGAGCCTCATCCCGAGTAGGATGCGGCACCGTACCAATATACTTTAGATTCTTAAGTTTGAATGGATGGTGTATTCCATAATTAGCAGTTCGTGCTTCATCTGGGGGAATACACCATTTATATCCATGCTTTTCAGCAATACCTTGAAGAGCAGCATACTGGAAGAGTTGATTACCAAATCTTCCATTTACGCCAAGTCTATTATACCCAATCATAAGTTCACAACAAAATATGGTTCTGTAATATTTTCTTCTTTATCTATGAACTTGACTCGATCTCCATATGAAGTAGTCATGTAATCATAGACTTGATCGGTAACTTTCTTGTCATTCTGAACATAAACAGTATGACCTCTATCAAGAAGATCTAAACAGAGACGATACTGTTGACTCTCAGTAAGAATATCTGTTCCTTTCTTATAAGTAATGGAATCAAAATAGAAAGGTTTCTTATTGGAGTTTATCTTTTCAAAATAATCACACACAAACTTAGCATGTTGATTATTGATCTCATCAGTTACTGTTCCAAGATTATATTCTAGTCCAACTTTTTTAGCAAATGCTGCGAAAGATCGATTGTCTCTGGGAAGACATGGACCACCATACCCAAATCCATAACCAAGATATTTCCTACCAATTCTGCTATCAGTTCCTACAGCAGTGAGCACTGAACTAACTTCATCACCACAACCAGCGTGATGAAGAACATCACCAAGCATGTTTGCGTAACTAATCTTAGTTGTTAGGAAACAGTTAATAGCAATCTTAGTAATTTCTGCTGCGGTTGTTGACATAGAGCAGACAATCGCACGAGTTGTTTGAATCTTTTCATACAACTTTCTAATGTCAGCAATAACTTTATCGTTATCTGCAAAAGGATCTGCTCCAAGTAAAACCATATCGGCAGTGCGGAGATCATTAATGATTGATCCCTGTGCGATAAACTCTGGATTATAGAAAACTTTTATATTACTAGGAAGTTGCTTTCTAAAGTTGTCACAGTCACCTGGATTTGTTGTACATCCAACTACGAAATATTTTCTTGTAGTTACATCCTGAAAATCACCAACGACTTGCCATACAGCAGAGACATCATAAGATCCATCTTCAAGAGAAGGAGTTGCAACAAGAGTATAGATGAGATCACACTCATCAATAACCTCTTTATTGTTTGTGGTTGCTCTAAAGTTTGTAGCAGTCTTAAGAAGATTTTCTACTTCTGGTTCGTGTGTCTTGATTTTTCTTGCGTTCAAGTCGTTAACATAATCCTCTCGGATATCTGAAACAAGAACATCATACCCTGCTGCTTCACACAGCAGAGCAAAACAAATACCAAGTCTACCAGCACCAATTACGCCAATTTTCATAGTTTGAATGTAGGAATAGGATTCATTTTATGTTGATTCATTCTGCTGAATTTAATAAGAGGTTCAAGTCCTGGACCAGATCCAGTCTCCATAGCCTCTTCAAGTTCAGCATAGGAAGCACCAATTTGATCTTCATCGGTTCTTCCGTCATCCCATAATCCATCAGTGGGAGAGGCATCAATAATGCGTTGATCTACACCAAAATGCCTGCCAAGTTCCCATACTTCAGTTTTATAGAGATCTGCGATAGGAGCAATATCAACTCCACCGTCACCATATTTAGTATAAAACCCTACACCATAATCTTCAACCTTATTACCAGTGCCAACAACAATGCCACCAACTGATGTAGCAACCTGATATAGAGTTACCATGCGAAGACGAGAACGACTATTGGCAAGAGCATGAGTATCTGTGCCAAGTTCCCTCATCGTAAACTTAAAAGTCTCAAATACTTTAGTCAAGTCAAACTTGTTGACAATAACGTTACTAAAGTTTGACTGAAGCCATTCAAGGTGAGCATCAGAAAGAGTTTCTTGTTCCTCATTCTGATGAATTGGCATACCCAAAGCATAAACAGGAAGACCCGTCTTTGCAGCAAGTGTTGATGAAACTGCAGAATCAATGCCACCAGAAACACCAATTACAAATGTTTTGATGTTATTTGTTAAGGCATAGTCTCCCAACCAATGTACAATGCGATTTTCAAGTTCAGAATAGTCAGTAATGCGGTTCATGATAATCAAATAATAGAATCTACTTGTTCTTTAATCCATGCGTAAGTTTTAGAGATGCCCTCTTCAAGAGTCATGGAATAATCCCATCCTAACTCTTTTCTGATTACGTCGTTGTTACTATTGCGACCACGGACACCAAGAGGAGCATCAAGTTTGTGCTGTCTCTTTACAGGAATACCAGCAACTTTAGAAACAGTATCTACAAGTTGATTGATGGATACCATTTCTTCCGATCCAATATTGACTGGACCAATAAAGTTAGAATCCATCATACGACGAGTTGCTTCAATACACTCATCAATGAAGAGGAAGGAACGTGTCTGTTCACCATCACCCCATACTTCAATCGTTCCACCAACACCAGGAAGTTCTGCTACTTTCCTACAGATAGCAGCAGGTGCTTTTTCCCTACCGCCAGTCCAAGTACCTTCTGGTCCAAAAATATTGTGGTATCTAGCAACACGTACAGGAATACCATAGTTGCGATGATAAGCAAAATACAACCTTTCTGAAAAGAGTTTTTCCCAACCATATTCGGAATCTGGATTAGCAGGATATGCGGACTCTTCACGACAATCAGGATTGTCTGGATCAAGTTGATTATGCTCAGGATACATGCAAGCAGAACCAGAATAGAAAATCTTGGTCACATTCTTGCCAAGAAAATCATTGAACTTTCTTACTGACTCAAGAACATTCAAGTTAATCGACACTGAGTTATGCATGATATCAGCATCATTCTCACCAGTAAATACGAAACCTGCTCCACCCATATCAGCAGCAAACTGATAGATCTCATCAAATGCCTGAAGATATCGTGACGGAACGAAGTTATAGAAGTTGCCACGGTCACCTTTGTATTGAATAACTCTTTCTACAAAGGTAACATCTCTTAGGTCTCCAACAATAAACTCATTTGCTTCAGTCCTTGAAAACTCTGGCTTCTTAAGGTCCACACCACGAACCCAATAACCTTCTGCTCGCAGTCTTTTAACCATGTGACTTCCAATGAAACCACCAGCACCAAGCACAAGTGCTTTCTTTACATATTGACTCATAAAGAATTAATAATCTCTGTACTATCTATTATACGAAAAAAGAGGGGTTGTGTAAACCCCTCTTAGGTAACTCAGGCTCGCCACCAATTCTTTGACTGGAAATTGGAAACCAGGCGGAGAAAGAATTTCCCCATCCGCACCACTTGCTCTTTAGAGAAGCAAGAAACTCATAGGGGTCATATTTGACTCCACCACTTAGTTTTGAGAAACTAAGAAAAGTTGGGTTAACTTTGATATCTCGGTAATACCAAAGAATGCACATAAGAATAGTACATCCCAAAGTCTAAGTTTAATAGCAAAAGGAACTGTGAGTAATCCCCCAACAACTTTTATCATTAAACCATATTTAAATTCTCCCCATAGCATAGTTTGATAACCAATTATGAGGAGAATGTTTCCAATCCAACGAAGTAGATCAGATTTAGACATAAAGGGGTTTGCTCCCGACCAGTACTTTTAAAGTCTTTCCGTGACTATTTAATCATCTTTCACATAAGCAGGAACTCGATCTGGATCTAACCAACATGTATAATCGTAATCTTCCATGGCAGTCATCAACTGCATTTCATTATCACAAAGATACATGTCACGGTAACGACCAGTATAAGAATCTACCTTTTGAATTCGACAATCAGGTTTACCATTGATTTCCAAGGTGCCAACTTGGACATAACGGTAAGGAAATCTTTCCATGAGAACGGTTGGTTTCCTGACCACTTTCATCATGCAACCTCAACAGATTCAAGATCACTATACACATATTCCATAAGCATTTCATAATCATCCAAAGGATCACCAGAGAACACTACACCTTCACTTTCATAGTACCGACGAACCTTTTTGTAGAGTTTCGGATTCTTTACATCAAGATAAAATTCACCGTTTGCTGCACCACGAAGAGTTTGGATGTCTTTCTTGAATTTAGAATTGAGAGTCATTGTTTTGATTGTTGACCTTAGTATTATAAGGGTTTGACTTGTGAAAGTCAAGACGGACAGGTGCCAATCTGTCCTATGCTCCTTGTGAGGATCGAACTCACCTCAGCCGAATTATGAGTTCGGTGCATTCACCAGATTGCTAAAGGAGCAAGTGGGGATACTGGGAGTTGAACCCAGATTAAGCCCTTATAAGGAGCCCGCTCTAACCATTAAGCTATACCCCCATGAAAATCACGAACCTTCTTCGTGATCGGTGTGAATGCGTATTATATCTTCATCCACATTACAATCTTCAAAGACCTGTACCACTTCCTTATATGGCACCATAACTGCATTGCCATGCTCACTTGTTATGATAAATGATTCTCCGTTTTCTACTCTATCCATTAGATTGTCAAAGTCAGATTGAAACTCTTCTACAGTGAATGATTGAAGTTCAGAAATTTCTTGCATTTTCATAAAGTGAGTTTTATGAGTCGGGCATAGAGGATTTGAACCTCTGGCCTTTCCGCCCCAAACGGAACGCGCTACCAAACTGCGCTAATGCCCGGTGTAATGTTCTATTCTATGACAATTTGAACAAAGAACCTCACATTTGTTAAGTTCTTTCATAACATTTTCCCAAGATCTATACCTTGCTATTACACAAGGATCAAATTCGTCTTTATCATTATTGGGGTGATGAAATTCAAGTGCTCTATAATCACTGTAACCACATCTATTACACGATAAAGTTTTTTTGAATTCTCTAAATTTGTTCATTCTTAAAGATGATTCTTCAAGTTTTTGTTTAGAGTAACAGGGAATACACTTATGTCTATAGTATTGAACTCCTTTTATTGTACCAGCAGATGGAAATTCTGACAAGTTTAGGAGTTTTTGTTTTCCACAACTTTTACAAACTCTCATTTTCATTTGGGAATACATTTAGTGCTCCCAAATATTTATGGGGTTTTGTTTTTGTGTATGATCATTATACCCATAATCGGAATCATTGTCAAGAGATAACATAAAATGAATAGAAACACTTGATTGTTGAGTAATACTCCAGCAAGATGTCTCATCGTACCTTATCTATAATGGCAATTACACCGTGAGCATAGAAGAAAAGCAGAACCGAACCGATTGCTGCTGAGATTATTGTAGCAGTTTTATTGTGCTTGTCAATAGCCTGGTCAATCATTTCTTGTACTTCAGACCGACTAATGAACTCATCGTGAGGTTCCATCACTTTTCATCTCCAAGAAATTTTGCCAAAGGGTCTCTTCTTGTTTTGACTATTTCTACTGCTCTTTTATAGAACATGTTGTCAGTATTACCAGAAGTTTCAAAGGTTTCTTTGATCTTCACCCAGTTTTCGTAGGTGTGTTGATCCATTTTAGTAACCCGTAGTACTATTATATACTAATTACGGGTTTTTCACTGTCAACTTTTTGTGTTCATTCTGTAACACTGATGAAGAAATTATTAAACGGAAAGGGTGGGATTCGAACCCACGGAAGCTTGCACTTCGCCAGTTTTCAAGACTGGAGCCTTCAACCACTCGACCACCTTTCCTTATCGGATTTCAAAGTCCAATTTACGAACTTTGCGTTGTCGTCTTGCTTCTTGAAAAGCAAGATCTTGAGAAGTCAGAACATTTTTTTGTTCTTTCTGAATAGAGTTTAACATAACAACACGAGATAAGTCAACTGCTGAAATCTTATCTCCACGAATGGTTGCCATATTTGGACAACCACAAGTCACTGTCCTAGTTTGATTTCCTGTTATTTCTCTATTGCAATCCTTGCATCTTATAGAAATCATTTCTCATTCCTTTAAAAACGACCTTAACATCCAAACAAATTTACCATGAGTTTCAATTAAATCCTGAGCAATATTAGATGTAGTATATTGCTTAGTTTTTTCTGCCTCTTCTACAACTGAAGTGAGAAGATCAATAATCTTTTTATTATCAGCAAGCAACTGAGAGACCATTAGTTTATCAGTTGGGTTTGATGATGCATCCGAAATTTCAGATGTTTCAACTACTCTACTGAGTTGAGAAATTGCTTTCATACGAAGATATCTCATATGCTCAGTCAACCTATCAAGTTCATTTTGCATTTCAGTATATTGTTCACCGAATGCTTCATGAAGTTGGAAGAAATCAGAACCAACTACATTCCAGTGATACACCCATGTCTTCTGCATTAAACAAAAGAGACTGGTTTGTGCCGTATGTAATGATTGGTATAATTCGTCCATTATCTTTTTGAAATATTTATGATGGGAAATGTCGGATTCGAACCAACGACTTTCTGCGTGTAAAGCAGACACTCTAACCACTGAGTTAATCTCCCATACTCCCCCGCCTGGACTCGAACCAGGGACATAAGGATTAACAGTCCTCCGTTCTACCGACTGAACTACAGGGGAATGTTGAGGAAAAGGAGAGCTCTTGGACGAATCCGCAGGATCACTTTTCCAGAGCGGGTAACCGGGTTCGAACCGGTGATTTCAACTTGGAAGGATGACGTGTTACCACTACACCATACCCGCAATAAGACAATCATAGAGTAATTGAGTATGATTGTCAACGACTCAGGAGGGACTTGAACCCCCGACCAACTGCTTAGAAGGCAGATGCTCTATCCAACTGAGCTACTGAGTCATTATGTTTTTAGTATATCACTCCTTTTTACAGGTGTCAAGCCATGGTGAACAGAGTCTCATTTCTCCTCCAAGTTTTTTACACTCTTCAGAATAACATAAAGCTTCATCTGGAGCTTTCTCAATCAACCGTGGCAAAGGTATCATAGGTGGTTCTGAGTCCCTTGTCAAGTCCTCATATTCTCTGATTGCCTTATCTACATCCCTCTTGATTCTGCTCTCCACCACAGCAGGGTCTTGAAGCAGGATATCGTTGATTACGGTCTGAGGGAACAGAGTCCTCTGTACCTCGTCTAGAAGGTCCCACAGGGTCCTCTCAGACACTCCTGAGCACTGTGAGAGGGTTGCTACGATACCACTGAGTACAAGACTTATAATGACTATCTTCTTCTTATCTGATTTCTTCTTACCGAAGTTAAAATTAAACATAAAAAAAGAGGAGTAGCAACCACTCCTCTATATTTATTCAGTTTTCAGATCGTCATACCCGAGAGTAGCAGATTCTGGCAACGCCTTGACCTGGGTGAGCAATAGAAGAGAATGCACCATACGACAAGTCAAGATCCCTACCAGCAATGTAAGGTCCACGATCATTAACTCGCACAATCACAGATCTACCATTGGATTGATTCGTCACTCTCAATTTCGTTCCGAATGGTAGCGTTTTGTGTGCTACAGATTTTCCATAAGCATTGTATCGTTCGCCGTTGGCAGTTGTCTGCCCGTGATATCCATCACCTACTCCATAATGTGATGCGAGGGAACATCCGCTCGCTGCCTTTGCTTGAAGGGGTGCTAGTCCTGCAGTGGCAATGGCAAGAATTGAAAGGGTTTTAAAAAGCATTAAATTTAATAGAACTCTACATCCCAATAGAAGGGGGGTACACCGCCCCTCTCGGGGGGCACCTTCCTGGGCTCTAAATCAAAATCAAAGTCTCATAACAAAAAACCCTGCTCATAACAGGGATTTTTACATAATAAGTTAATATTTAGGATTTGTCAAGAGTTTGGTTTACCGAATATCAATCTCTTGATCTCCCCATCCTTCTTCTTCCAAACAAAGATAATCAAGTTCTTGAGTGCCTTCAGGAATGTTAATCCACTCATCAAACTCCGAAGCAATCGCAAGAGCATTAAGTTGATCTTCCATACCACCATGATCCGCAAGGTGATGAATCCGATCAATACACCAGTCCCTCACATAAGGAACTGGTTCAATCTGTGTTTCCATAGTAGTCTTTTCGGAAGTACCTGTTGAGGATGTTGCTATTGTAGAAGGCTGGTTCCCCGTTGTCAAGGCTTTCCGTGAGGACGTTGTGGTGGAAGAGTTGTCTTGTCTCTTCAAAGTTTGTTTTGCCCTTTGTTTTATGTAATGAGAGGATAACTCTAACAAAATTTTCTCTGCCGTACTTTTCAATATCCTCTTTAAGTTCCGGACAAGACCCATAATAATCTTTCCAATTAGACTCTGATTTTACTTTACGTTTTTTCCCTTTGGGAGTTCTAAACTGCCAGAAATATTTCCGTCCTATGTACTGCTTTGAATTTATCTTGTTTGTAATGAGATAAACGAATCCGAAGTTATCACCTATATCTTCGGATTCAAAACATTCACCATCAGATTTTATATACTTCCATCCATTAGTATAACTGCAACTCATTCACATAATCAATTGCTTTACTCAGATATTTATGAGCAAGTTCTTTTTCTTCCCAAGATTTATTTTCTTTATCAATCTGGTGCTTAAGTTTATCTAATCGTGCTTTAAGTGTGTAAATGTCCGTAAGTCCGACCATAAAAAAAGAGGAGTATGACCTCCTCTATCTATAAAGTTTTGTTATATTATTACAGTTTGAAACCACTGAATGTGTTCTTATCCACATCCTGCTTGATTCCACCAACCACATAACTTTCTACTTCCGTTTCCTGGGGAGCAACCTGGAGACCTTTGGAGGAAATCCAGTGCTGAGTCCAAGGAAGTGGATTATTGTTTGCTGAAATATCATATTGGGG